GTGTTAAAGGTGCAGGTAAAAACCCTAAATCTAAAAAAGATAAAGCACGTAAAAAATCTTATTATGCTAGACATAATGCACAGGATAGTAGTCCTGATATATTTTCAGCTAGACACTGGTCACATAAGGTGAAGTGGTAATTAAAGACTGTAAGTCTTGTAATAAATCTTTCGAGTTCTTTAAAACTTATAAGATGTGTACTAATCTAGGATGTATAGATTATAATAAGAGGATTAAAATATATGCCAAAAAAACAGAAACGGAAGAAGAATAATGTCAATAAACCAAAGAAACGATATTGATAATCTCCCGTCAGCTTATCAGCTTTACCCTAATGGTAATCAGAATTGTCTTAATTGTGGGGCTTATGAACCATCTGGGAACTGTACTGTATGGAATGCAATAGTGCAAGAGTTTGCTTGGTGTAAGAAATGGATAAGTAAAGCAGATGGCTAAAGTAAGTTGGATGTGGGGTGGCAAGCGTTACTATGGCACATTAATCAGAGAAACTAAAACACATAAGTTTGCACGTACTGCAAATGGTAAAGTTAAAAAAATTAAAAAATGAAATACGAAGTACTTAGAATTAGTAGTGGTAAAGACTCTACATCAGGTATGTTGTTTGAAGTTGACAATAATACACGTACATTTCTAGCATACACATTAGAAGATGAGCAACGTGATGTAAAAGTTTGGGGTGAAACACGTATACCTGCTGGTACATACAAGCTTAAACTACGTAAAGAAGGTGGATTCCATAATAGATACTTAGGTAAATACGGTGATACATTTCATAAAGGTATGATACATGTACAAGATGTACCAGGATTTGAGTATATATTATGGCATACAGGTAATACTGATGAACATACTGCTGGTTGTTTAATACTTGGTAACACACAAACTAACAACCGTATAGCTAAAGATGGCTTTATTGGTAGTAGTGTTGACGCATATAAGTTTGTTTACCCTCGTGTTGCAGCTGCAATAGATGCTGGATTAGATGTAGAAGTAACCTATATAGATTATGATGGTGATGTTAAAAAAATATCTAATAAATCTACTGATGATGTCATACTTGCAGGCTCAGTAATGGATAAATTATCAGAGATAAGTGGAGAAATTCAAGTAATGTCTGCTAAACTAGACGGCAGAAAGATTGATTAATGAGAAATATACCTTTTAGTAAAAGCAGTAAGTTATCTGATTTTGAACCTGATGATATAGGTGGTTCAGGTGATGGTTATGGCGAAATGATTGACATGTCAGGTGAACAAGATTACCAACCAGAAAGTTTTGACCCATTAAAAAAGAAACAAGATAAATATATTGGCGAAGATATAGACGATATTATTCCTGCTGGAAAAGTAAATCGTGGTGGTTCTATTACTCCTGGACCTAACCCTAGTCCTACACAATATGGACGTAGTGCAATTACTGATTCAGGTAGAGTTGACTATGCAAAACTAGATGAGATACCTTTTCAATCAGAACAAGTAAAAGCTATAGGTGCAGAACTTGCTGATGAAAATGCTATAGAGAGTCTTATTGATGCACAAATAGATAAGCTTGATGTAGCTATGAGAACAGGTGACACACCTGGAATAATGAAAGCTGAAGGTATGATTAAAGGATATCAAGGTATGTTGTCTGATGCTATGGCTGCTACTAAATCTAAACAAGATACTTTCGGTGTATCTTACGAAACTGAAGCTTTAAAATCTAGAATACAACAAGCAAGTAAAGGTAAACTCAGCGAAATGGATTTAGAATTAGCAGCTGAAGATGTAAGACCTAGTCCTAAAACAGCTAAAGGTGACAGTTCACCGGGTATTAAAGGTGCATATGCACAGATAGAACAACAATTATTACGAGAAAAAAAATTACCTAAATCTAAAACAAAAGCAGGTGAATACTCACAATCTAAATCTTCAATAAGTAAAGTAAATTTAGAATCAGAACTTAATCAACCTACCACTATAGACAAAGCTAAAATAGATAACACATCTGCTACATCAGGAAGTGTTAAAGATGTTGTTAATGCAGGTCCTATTGGTCCTAAAAGTGTAGGTAAAAAACCTAACATTAAAACAATGACTGGCGTAGATAGTAAAGGTAATATACTTCCTGGTAAATCTGCAGGAGATATTAATACTTCTTATTTCTTGAAAGAAGATTTAGCTAAAAAATCAATTCAAGAAGCTGAAACAGAGTTTAGTAAAGCAGTTGTTGCACCAGATGTAGCTGGACCTACGTCAACAGGTGTATCTGTTCAACAAAGAAATATTGAACTTGCTAGAAAAAGAATTACAGAACGTAGAGGACAAGTACCTAAAGGTAAATTTTCTGGTAAAAAAGCTAGTGGTAATGTAGTTAGTTCTGTTACACCTGATGCTCCTAAACAAGTAGTAAGTCAACCTGCTACTACAGAATCTAAAACTTATCTAGAAGGTTATAACAAAGCTATTGCTGAAGGTGCTACACCTCGTAGTGCTAAAAGAGTTGCTGACCAACTAGAAAGATTAAACAAAATTCGTGGACGTGGCAAAGGTAAAGGCAAACTTCTTACAACACTTGGTGCTGTAGGTATTGCTAGTATCATTGATAGAAATAAATAATGTTTGCGAGAAATAAAAGACAAAGAAAATCCGATGGGACGTTTAAGAAAGACGCGTGGTGGACTCCTTGGAATGACGCTTGGAGTTACAAAATGAGTAATGAATTAAAAGATATGATAGAAAGAACTTCCTGGACATTTGTCGAGGCGTTCATAGGTGCATTAACAGTTGCTCCTCTAGTTGGTGTAGATGCTGAAGTAGTTCAGTTAGCTGCGTTAGCTGGTGGTGGTGCTGCACTTGCAGTTATTAAAACATATGCAAAGAAACAAATAACAGTTAGTAAGTAGTATGCCTGGTAATATTAAACATACAGCTGGTGCTAATCCACAACCAAATAAATTTGGAAGAACTACATATTCAAAAAAATCTAAAGTAATGAAAGCATTTAGAAGTAAATTTGCTAAAGCTACAAAAGCTAATCTTAAAACATGGGAAGATAGAAACCGTGCTAATCAAGGTACTAAATTAAGTAAATGAAAAAAATATCTAAAGATATATTAGTTGGTGCTGGTTACTTAGGTCTTGGTAAACAAGAACTTAATAAACGTATGAAACAACATACTGCTATTAGAGATAAAGCTATTGCTTCACATAGTAAAGCTTATAAAGAACAAAAGAGTATGGATAAAATGATAGGTCAATTTGGACAAGACCCTGGTTTTCCTACTGATGCTGCGTATAGAACTGCAGATAAAGCTTACAGTAAACAAAAAGCACAGCTTAAAAAAGCTGCTGACTTTAATCGTAAGTTACAAAACTTTAAAGCTTTTAATAAATAATTAACTGACACCTGAGTGTCTATCTAGATATCCTTCTAGTAGTTCTCTGTACGCTACTTTAGTACCCATAGACTGTCGTCCATCGTATATATCGTGATGCCACTTACATAGTACAGCTGTATTATCTACATTATATTTGCGTGCTTTGTTGCCACCCATACCTATATCTTTTAAGTGAGCTAACTCTAACCATTTGTTACTGTCACAATTTGCCCACTCACAGACGTTTCCAGCCCTTCTAAAGGCTTCTTCTCGTATCGGTGCTATATCACTCATTGATACTGTACATACTATATTTAAGTGTAATTTCTTCGTTAGCTTTAATAGGACGTAAAGGAAACAAATGATTGACATAAGTCCCCTGCATTCGTTTAACTTCGCAGTTAGGATTATCGCTATGGTTTATAAATCCTCCTAAAGGTGTACGTATTACCTGTCCTTTATCATCCATAAACACATGTGTTACACCGATGCTTGTCTCTAAGTCACGTATAGCCCTGATTGTAAACAGACCTAAACCTTCTATCTTGCTAGGTTGTATAGTTAAATACTTAGGTAAAGGTCTGTATGTAGGTGAACTATCCATATACTGTAAGGTATTTACCTGAAGGCATATCCCAGGTATGCATGATGTCGTTCCATCTAACTTTATTTTCTTTTGATGAACCTTCGTATGTTACGTTTGATACCATCATAAATAATTGTGTACTACATTTACCATTGACTTTACCTATATTAGATTCAGCCATACCAAACAGTTTATCTATATATCGTAATGTATTTAGTGTAACTTCACCCATATCTTTAGCTGTTTTAGGTCTCATAGCAAACTCTATGTCTGGCATTTGCTCTCCGTTAGCTACAGTTACTCGTCTAGGACATAGCTTTGAGTTACGTATAGTTTCTATATCATGTGATAGTTTTACTTTTATATCAAGTGTTTCTCTATCTATAGTATATGATGCCCATATAGGTACATCTTTGTCAGTTAAACCTAGTAATCTTTTACCACCAAATTTATTTATAGTCTTAGCTAAATCTTTTTTACTCTGTTCCCAAGCTCTAAACTTTTCTCTATCGCTTAGGTCTGTTGTTGCATTTCTAGCTTCTTTAGATGCAAATGCTTTAAATGTATTGCCCATAATTATTCCTCCTCTAATCCTTCAAGATGAAAATTGTAATCTTTTACAAATTTTTCCATCAAGTATCTTAATGTTATTGTGTCTGGTGCTACGTTAAACGTATCACTTCCACATGCTTTACTAAATTGCTGCGCCCATACTTTCATGTATCTAGGATGATTAAATATATTTAAATTTTCTATGTTAATTTTTTTACTCACCAAAGTACTCCTCGTTTATTTCTTGTTCTAATTCGTCTATACAACTAGAACAATATTTAATAGCATCCCAACCTGTGTAATAACTTTTACTACACAATTCACATGTAAGATTTTGCACAATGTCTATATCTTTTTTGTGTTTGTCTATTACTTTTTTGTATTGTTTATACATCATAGTTACCTTTCCAACAATGTTTGCTAGAGTTCCAGTGATGCCATCCATCATTGTAGATGAGCCAAGCTGCGTACTTTGTAGCAACTTCTGGATTATCTCTATCACCTATTATACCAAGCTTTGATTTTAACCAAGCCCAAGTATTGTCATTG